AGGTGGGGCGCAGCTTCGTTCCCAAGACAGAAGGGAAGGGGCCCATCCCTCCGCAGCTGGCGGAGTTCACGGGGCAGCCGACCGAGACGCCATGAGCAGCAAGGCACTGGATCTCATCCGGGCGCGCAGGGCAGTGACGCCGGCGCGCCGGAAACAGGTTGGGCCGATCCCTCGGCAGCTCCTACCGACCGGAGTTCAGCTCGACTACTACGCCGCGCTCAAGCCGCTGCTCGCGATGATGCGCGATACGGTGGCTCGGAGGCTCACAGCCAAGCTCCCTGAAATCGTCGAGCGCGCTGGCATCCGTGCTGACGGCCCAGCGGACGACGACTTCGACTACGGCAGCGCAGTCGCCGAGGCAGTCGGCGAGGCGAGCGCGGAGGTCGAGCGCGGGCTCTCGCGGCAAAAGATGGCCGACATTGTGCGCGGCATCGCGAGGAAGACCTCGACGTTCGGACGGCGGGAGCTGGCGAAGCAGTTCAAGGCGGGCCTTGGAATCGACGTGATGACGCTCGAGCCCTGGCTTCCGAAGGCAATCGAAGGATTCACGGCCGAGAACGTCTCGCTCATCAAGTCGATCCCCCAGCAGTTCTTCGCCCAGGTCGAGAGCGAGGTCATCAAGGGGATCCGAGCCGGCCGGCGGCACGAGCGGCTGGCCGAGAGCATCCAGGAGCGTTTCTCGGTGTCCGAGTCGCGGGCTCGCCTGATCGCGCGCGACCAGGTCAACAAGTTCAACGGCGAGCTCAACCGGGCCCGACAGTCCGACCTCGGCATCACGCACTTCGTCTGGCGCACGGTCGGCGACAACCGCGTGCGCGAGAAGCACGAGCACCTGAACGGTCGGCGCTTCTCACTGAAGACCGGGGCCAACGGGCTGTTCCCCGGCCAGGACGTGCAGTGCCGGTGCACGGCAGAGCCCGACATCGAGGGCGCGATGGAGGCCCTCGCCAGCCGCTGAGCATCCCAATGGCGATCGTCCGACGTTTCGACCGCGGCCAACTTCGCGGCAGCATCCGCACGCCACAGGGCTACCTGCGCGCGGACGCCTACCTGACACGGGTTGGAGTCTTCGAATACCGGCAGCCGGACGGAACCGTGCGCCGAGAGCTGCGGCCGCCCGAGGAAGTCTTCGCGCCCGAGTCGCTCGCGTCGTTCGCCCTCGCGCCGCTCACGCTGCTCCACCCTGACGAGCCGCTCACCCCGGAGAACACCAACAAGTTTCGGGTCGGCACAATCGGCGAGAGCGTCTCGCGAGAAGAGCGCTTCGTCCGAGCGCCGGTCGTCGTCCAGGACGCAGCGGCCATCCGCGCCGTCGAGAACGGCGAGGCACAGGAGCTGTCCTGCGGCTACACGGCCGAGCTCGAGCTGACATCCGGCGAGTGGCAAGGCCAGAACTACGACGCGATCCAGAGGCAGATCCGCGGCAACCACGTTGCCCTCGTGCCGCGGGGACGCGCGGGGCCGGAGGTCCGGCTGCACCTCGACGAGGCCGACGCCGAGCAGGTCGCTCCCGAGCAGATTTCCCCGAAGCCGCCCGCGGGCGGCGATTCCAGCGGGCCAGGGCCCGCGCCCACTGGAGGAACCATGCAGATCAAGATCAACGGCATCACCTTCGACGTCGCCGACCAGGTCGCGCAGGCCATCGCGCGCCAGGACGAGCAGCACGCCGCCGAGCTGCGGTCGCGTGACGAGCGGATCACCTCGCTGACCGCCGACGTCGAGAAGGCGCGCACCGACGGCGCCGAGAAGATGAAGGCGACGCAGGACGAGGCCGACAAGCAGAAGGCCCGGGCCGACGCGCTGCAGGCCGAGAAGGAGAAGGCCGAGAAGGCGCGCAAGGACATCGAGGACAAGCTGCCCGAGCTGGTTCAGGCGCGCGTCGCGCTCGAGACCAAGGCCCGCTCGATCCTCGGCGCCGAGGCCAAGCTCGACGGGCTCGACGAGCTCGGCATCAAGAAGGCGGTCGTCGCCAAGCTGCAGCCCGAGGCGAAGCTCGACGGCGCCAGCGAGGCCTACGTCCAGGCCCGCTACGACATCGCGCTCGAGGCCGCCGAGAAGGACGGCCAGCGCAACCCGTCGCTGGAGAAGGCGCGCGCCGACGCCGAGGCCGCCCGCCGCGAGTCCCGCGCCGACGCCGAGAGCGCGCGCAAGGCGATGATCGAGCGCAACCAGAAGTCCTGGGCGCCCGAGCAGAAGTAGCCGCCGACCCAACGCCGGCCCGGTCCAAGTGACGGGCCCGGCGCCCCCCATCGAACCACGACAGACCCCTCACGGCGCTGAGCGCGCCGGGCCAGCGCCTTCGCGCAAGGAGCATTCCATGTCCCAGACCAGCTACGACTTCGCCCCGGCGGTTGCGTTCGCCGGGCTGCTCGCCGACCTCTCCAACCACGCCACCCTCAGCTACCGCAACGCTGAGGCCGCCAACATGCCCTTCGGCATCGCGGTGAAGAAGGGCGCCGGCGACAGCGACGCCGCGCTCCTCAGCGCTGCCGAGTCGGTCATCGCCGGCGTCACCGTCCACACCCACGCGGTCGACCAGCAGGACGGCGACGGCGTCCCCCCGAAGGGCAGCATCGCCGTCCTCACGAGCGGCCGCATCTACGTCAAGGTCGAGCAGGCCGTCACGCCGGCCGATCCCGTCTACACGCGCTTCGCGGCAGGCGCTGGCGGCTCGCAGAAGGGCGCCTTCCGCAAGGACGCGGACACCGCGACGGCGAAGCTGATGAAGGGCGCGCGCTACCTGACCTCCGCGGCGGCCGACGGCTACGCGGTCCTCGAGGTCAACGCGCTCGTCGACAAGGCCACCGCCGCCTAGCGGCGCGCTTCAGGCGCCCTGAAAAATCGGGGCGTCTCACTCCGGCCGGGCGAACCCCAACGAACACAGCAGTCAACCGGCCCGCTCGGCGGGCACGAAAGGAAGCCCCATGCCCCCGAACAGCACCTTCTTCAAGGACGCGGCGGAGAGCGCCTTCTTCGAGCGCGAGCTCGAGTTCGTCAAGTCGCGCACCTACGACAAGGTCTATCCCGAGTTCAAGGCCAGGCAGTTCATCCCGCCGGACTACTCGGTGCCCGTCGGCGCGAAGACCGTCGTCTACCAGCAGTTCGACATGGTGGGCGTCGCGAAGATCATCTCGAGCTACGCCGACGACCTGCCTCGGGCCGACATCAAGGGCCAGGAGTTCAGCTCCCCGGTCAAGACCATCGGCTCGAGCTACGCCTACAACCTCGACGAGATCGAGGCCGCCATGATGGCGGGCACGCCGCTCGAGCAGCGCAAGGCGAACGCGGCGCGCTTCGCGTGCGAGGCGGAGCTCGACCGCATTGCCTCCTCGGGCGACGCGAACAACAACCTGCAGGGCCTGCTCGGCATCGCGAACGCCCTGGCCTACACCGTGGCCAACGGCGCGAGCGGCTCCAAGCCGTGGTCGAGCAAGACCAACGCGGAGAAGCTCGCCGACCTGGGCGGCATCGTCACCTACATCCGCGAGCAGACCAAGGGTGCGGAGACGCCGGACACCATCCTGCTGCCCGAGGCGCAGTACGCCGACATCGCGCAGGCCCAGCTCTCGAGCGGCGTCGCCGAGACCGTCCTGAGCTTCTTCCTCCGGACCAATCCGTACATCAAGCAGGTCTTCCCGTGGGCCAAGCTGACGGGCGCCGGCGCGGGCAGCACCGACCGGATGGTCGCGTACAAGCGCGATCCCGACAAGCTCGGGCTGGTCATCCCGCTCGAGTTCGAGCAGCGGCCGGCGCAGGAGCGCAACCTCGAGATGGCCGTGCCCTGCCGCATGAAGACCGGCGGAGTGCTCTGCTACTACCCGCTCTCGGTCGCCTACGGGGACGGCATCTAGAGGTTCACGACGACAGGAGTGGGCCTGCGCTCAACCACTCGGGCGCGGGCCCGGGCGGGCGCGGCTATCCCCGGCCAGGCCGCGCCCGCCCACTTACTTCCGGCCGGAATCCCCGAGGCAGACATGGCCGAGAACAAGCAGCAGTCGCAGTACATCTTCATCCGCAACAATGAGCCGCGCATCCACGGTCTCGCCTTCTGCGGCGGCCGGTTGGACCTGAAGCCCGGCATCAACCGCGTGGAGCGCACGGTCTGGGACAAGGTCAAGGGCGACTCGATCAACAAGTTCCGCCTGAGCCGCGGCAGCCTGGGGCCCGGGCGCGCCGTGTTCGAGGAACTCGACGGCCCGGAAAAGGGGCTCACCACCTCCCTCATCTCCGACACCTACGACCGCGAGCTGCTGCGCAAGTGGCTCGAGAGCGAGCGCTCCCCCGAAACCGTTCGCGCCATCCAGGCCCAGCTCGCGCGCATTGCGCCGGCGGCGCCGAACGTCGCCCCGATCGTCCCGGGCATGGAGCCCGAGCACGCCAAGCAGCAGGCCGAGAAGGTCCAGGCGGAGAAGTAGACACCACTTGGCGGCGCGGCCCTCGGGCCGCGCTGCTGTGAGCACTCATGGCTGCCACACCGCAGAGCGTTCGAGACCAGGCCCCCGAGTACGCGGGGCTCACCGACGAGCAGATCGCACCTGCGCTCTCCGAAGCTGCCTTTGAGGTGGACTCGGTCATCTGGGGCGACAAGGCGGATGCGGCGACTCGCCTGCTCGCCGCCCACAAGCTCTCGATCTCCTACCCAGTGATCCGAGGCGGCGAGAAGGATTCGGACCGCTACTTCAAGGAGTTCGAGCGGCTGCGGTCTGGGCTCTCGCTCACGCCGCTGGTGCTGTAGCTCGAGGCCACAATGGGCGCCGACTTCGAGGTTATCGACGACGACAAGATCTGGGAGGCGCTCAAGGCGAAGCTTGGTGACGCCTACGGGTCGTTCGCCAAGGCTGGCGTTGTCGGCGACAAGGCCACCGAGCCCGAGGCGGGCTCCGAGTTCAACGTGGTGGACCTCGCGGTCGTGCACGAGTTCGGCGCGACCATCCACCACCCCGGCAACAACTTCATCGTGGTGAATGGCATGGCCCGCTCGGTGCCAGCTGGCACGCCGGGCATCAAGGGCCAGACCCCGCCGCACGTCATCGAGATCCCCGAGCGCAGCTTCATCCGCTCCACCTTCGACCAGCTCCGGGCCGAGTACGAGGACCGGATGCGCGACTTCGCCGGCTGGATCTACGACGGCAAAGTCACCGCCGAGCGGGCCCTGGGGCTGATGGGCCAGCTCGTCGCCAAGGACATCCGCCAGCAGATCCGCTCCGACATCCGGCCCCCGCTCGCCGCGGGGACGATGCGCCGGAAGCTGAAGAAGACCAGGCCCGGAAGCACTGGCAACCCGGTGGCGCTCATCGACACCGGGCAACTACTGAACTCGATCAGCTACATCGTCGTGCTCAAGGGCGGTGGTGAAGGCGAAGCCGCGGCTGGCGAGGACGGCGGACAAGCCCGATGAACTGGCCCGCCATCGAAGCCGCGATAGCCGCCTGGATCGAACGCTCCGCCGGAGTCACCGCGCAGTGGGCGAATCAGCGTCTGCCCGAGCCAATTCGCCCGTACGCGAAGCTGAACAGGATCAGCATCATCGGGCACGGGATGGACGAGCAGCGCAGCGACACCGACCTCTCGCGCGTTGGCGAGGAGGTCGAACTCCTCGCCGTGGCCCGGCGCGAGTTCTCGGTGAGCTGCCAGATCTTCGCCGCCCCAGCGGTTGGCGCGGCTGCGGCCGCTGACCTGATGGAGCGCGCCAAGATCGCGCTCTCGCTCGAGTCAACGAACGACGCCTTCGACGCCGCCGGCATCGCGGTCGTCGACGCCGGAAACATCAGCGACCTGCCAGAGAGCCCGACCAACAGCTGGTCCTCCCGCGCGCAGATGGACGTGAGCTTCTACGCGACCAGCACGGCGTCCGAGCGCACCACCTTCATCGAGAAGCTCGAGCTCGTAGACGAGCGCACCGGAACCGCCTGGGTGGTCCCCGGCGACGGCGCGGCGTAGCGGCAGACTCACCCTTCAGTTCCTAGCCCCCAAGCGGCCGCGTGCCGCTCAGGAGTCACCATGTCCTTCCTCGACGACCTCGTCCGAGTCGCAATCACCACCGAGACCACGCAGGTCTCGCGTGCCGGGTTCGGAACCGCGCTCATCCTCGGATGCCACACCCGCTTCGCAGACCTCGTGCGCGTGTACGCCGGGACCGACGGCATGATCTCGGACGGGTTCACCGTCGACGACCCGGAGTACAAGGCGGCCGCCGCGCTCTTCGCCCAGCGCCCACGCCCTTCGAAGGTGCTGGTCGGCCGGCGGACGAGGCTTCCGACGATGGGTTGGAAGATCACGCCGGACGTCAAGAACGCGACGAAGTACTCGGTCATCATCGGGAGCGTCGAGTACGCCTTCACGTCAGACGCCAACGCGACGATCGCGGAGATCCTGGCGGGCCTGAAGGCCGCCATCAATGCCGCGACCGCGACGCACGGACTGACCGCGGACGACTCGAGTGCCACGCACTTGGCGCTCACGGCGTCGGTCGCTGGCGCGTGGAAGCGCGTGACCGTCAATGACATCAACCTGCTCGGCATCGAGCAGAGCCACGCCGACGCGGGGATCGCCTCCGACCTCGCCGACATCTGGCTGGTCAACAAGGAGTGGTACGCGCTGCTCTCGACCACTTCGAGCGCGGCAGAAATCGCGGCCGCCGCTGCTTGGGTCGAGACCAACAAGCGGCTCTTCGTGGTCGCCTCGCAGGACTCGGGCATCCTTGGCTCTGGAGCCGGCGACATCGCCAGCACGCTCAAGGCCTCGGCCTACGCGCGCACCGCGGTCCTCTTCCACCCGGACAACGGCGCCTTCGCGGACGCGAGCTGGGACGGCAAGTGCCTGCCGCTCGACCCCGGAAGCGAGACTTGGATGTACAAGACGCTCGCCGGCGTCCCCGTGGTCGAGCTCACGCCTGGCCAAGTGTCGAACGCTGAAGCCAAGAAGGCGAACGTCTACGTCACCGTCGGCGGTGTGAACATCACCATGCCCGGCTGGACCGCCGCCGGCGAGTGGGTCGACATCACCCGCGGCATCGACTGGCTCGCGGCCCGGATGCAGGAGCGAACCTTCAAGACGCTCGCCAACGCGAAGAAGGTGCCCTTCACGCAGAAGGGCATCGGGATCCTCGAGAACGACGTTCGCGCCCAGCTCGAGGAGGGCGTCGGCCAGGGGATGCTCGACTCGTACACCGTGACCCCGCCTGCGATCGGCAGCGTGTCCGCTTCCGACAAGGCCGCGCGCACGCTTCGCAACATGCGCTTCGCCGGCGTCCTCGCCGGGGCCATCCACCAGCTCGAGATCGACGGCGCCCTCGGCTACTAGCCCGCGCGCCAGCCGCCTTCCACGACCCTGACCGCGGGCGCGCCGCCCGCTCGAGGCACCCATGTCCGATCCCAAGACCTTCGACCCGCAGAAGGTGTCGGTCATCTTCGCCGGCAACATCCTCACCGGCTTCGCGCCCGACTCCATCATCGAGATGAACTTTGCCGAGGACTCGGTCACGGTGGCGGTTGGCGCCGACGGCGAGTACGCCCGCGTCATCAACCGCAACGAGTCGGCCGAGTTCAAGATCAGCCTCCTCCACACCTCGCCGAGCAACGACGTCCTGAGCGCGCTGCACGCCGCGGACAAGGCGACTGGCAAGGGCTTCGGCCCGCTGCTGGTGAAGGACGAGTCGGGCTCCGCCGTCGCGGGCTCCGAGGCTGCCTGGGTCAAGAAGCTGCCGCCGCTCAAGCGCGGCAAGTCCATCGAGACCAACGAGTGGGTGCTCGGATGCGGGAAGGCCTACGCCCACGTCGGCGGGAACTAGCCGGCCCCCAACCGAATGACATGGGCCGGACTCCGGCCATGACCGGGAGACAGCATGCGCACGATGGAAGAGCGCGCGATCGACGGGAACCTCTACGCGGTGAGCCAACTGCCGGGCAGCCGCGGGCTCGAGATGTTCGGCAAGCTCGCAGGCCTGCTCGGGCCCGCGGCGCTCGAGGCAATCGCCAAGGGGGCATCGCTCGAGAAGGACCTCCAGACGCTGGCCCCTGCGGCGGTGCTGCTGTTCTCGCGTCTGCAGCCTGGAGACTTGTCAGCGATCGCCAAGGAGCTGCTCGGGCCGGCCAGCGTCAACGGGACGCCGCTCGAGCCCACCTTCGAGACGCACTTTCAGGGGCGCATCCTCCACCTGCTCAAGGTCATGGTCTTCGCCGTGGAGGTGAACTACCGGGATTTTTTCGCCGCCCTCGGCGGACTCGGCGCGCTGTTGAAGGCGCCCGGGAACTCCGCGGGCTCGGCCACGTCCAGTGGCCCGTCTGGCGCGTAGTCACGCGGCGGATCGCCACGCTCCACGAGATCGAGACGCACTGGAGCATCACCGACCTCTTCGACGCGAACGAGGTCCTCGACGCGCTCGACGAAGCACAGCAGCAGAAGTAGCGCCGCCCGGCGCGAGCCATCCCCATGATCGTCCGTGAACTCTTCGCCAAGCTCGGCTTCAAGGTCGACGACAAGGGAGCCAAGGAGTTCGACGAGCGGATGGACAAGCTGAAGGACACGCTCGTCAAGGTCGGAGCTGCGGCCGCTGCGGCTGCGGCTGCGGTCGGAGCGATGGTCAGCCAGGTCGTGCGCCAGGCCGACCTCATCGACAAGGCGTCGCAGGCCACCGGCGTCAACACCGACTCGCTCCAGCGCCTGAAGTACGCGGCGGACCTTTCGAGCGTCAGCTTCGAGAAGCTGCAGGCGTCGCTCGGCTTCCTCAACCGCGCGGCCTTCCTCGCGGCCAACGGCAGCAAGGAGACCGGGCTCGCGTTCACCCAGCTCGGCATCCGTGTCACCGACGCGAACGGCAAGCTGCGGCCCGCCGAGGACATGCTCGGCGAGATCTCCGACCGGTTCGCCGCGATGCCCGACGGCACGCAGAAGAGCGCGCTCGCGATGCGCGTCTTCGGAGAGGCCGGCGCCGCGCTGGTGCCGCTGCTCAATCAGGGCCGGGCGGGGATCTCCGCGATGGGCGACGAGCTCGTGTCCGTGGGCGGTCTGATGTCGCCCGAGCAGATTCGCGCGGGCGTCGCCCTGGGGGACGCGGTCACGAGGGCGAAGACGGCCTTCTTCGGGCTGGCGCTCACCGTGGCCGGCCCGCTGCTCAAGCCGCTCAACGCGGTCGTCGACCGGCTGCTCGCCTGGTGGAAGGCGAACCGCGACGGGATCAAGCTCCAGGTCGAGGAGACCATCGCTGGGATTGGGAAGGCCTTCGACGTGGTCTGGCAGAAGCTCCGCCCGCTCATCAGCGGGGCCGGCTTGCTCTACGACAAGCTCGGCGGGCTCAAGGGGATGGCCGCGGTCGTCGCAGCGGTCGTCGGGCTCCAGCTCGCCTCCGCACTGGGCGGCGCCGCGCTCGCGCTCGGGAAATTCGTCGCGGGCCTCAAGCTCGCTTCGCTCTGGGAGGCCATTGCCTCGGTCGGCCCTCTGACCTTGGGCCTCGCCATCGGCGCGCTGATCCTCATCATCGACGAGTTCGTCACCGCGCTGCAGGGCGGGGACACGCTCCTCGGAGAGCTGTTCCAAAAGTTCGCGAAGGCTCCCGACAAAGAAGAGAACTGGCTCGTGACCTTCGCGCGCGCCTTCTGGGCGACGTGGGGTGACATGGCGGTCGAGGTTCCGAAGGCCCTCGAGTGGTGGAAGGCGAAGTTCATCGAGTTCTTCGACTGGCTGGTCTCGAAGATTGCCAGCGCCAACGACGCTGTCGGAGCTGCGGTGAAGAGCGGCGCGAAGTCGCTCGCGCGCGGCGCGCTGAACGTGGCGCTCCCCGGCGGCGCAGGGAATTGGGTTGCGGACAAGGTCTTCGGAGGAGGCGCACCGGTGCAGCCAGCGGTCGTCGACGTCTCCCCGATGACCCCGCTCGCGCCTCCGGCCGGTCCGCGCTCAAGCGTCCGCACGTTCGCCCCGACCATCCAGGTGACCGCAACCACCGGCGCGTCGCCCGAGGACATCGCCGGCGCGATCGACGCGAAGCTGCGCGCGCACCAGGAGGCCTGGATGCGCGAGACCGCAGAGGACGTGGGGTAGGGCAGGGCCGTGGCCAAGCTCTTCAAGCGCGAGGCACGCGTCACGATCGGGACGCTGCAGGTCGAAGGACTGCGGATGCAGTTCAAGATCGAGAAGTCGCTGCAGCAGGAGCCGAACAAGCTCGACCTCTCGATCTGGAACCTATCTGCGGACACGCGCGGGAAGCTCACCGAAGCCGTCGAGAAGAAGGCCGCGCCCGTTGTTGTCGAGGCTGGGTACGCGTCCGCGCCCGGCAGTCATTCGACCACCGAGGTCATCTTCAAGGGAGACGCCCGGACGATCTCGCATGGGCGCCAGGGAGCCGACTGGATCACCCGGATCGGCTCCGGCGATGGCGCGAACGCCTACAAGTCGGCGCGCATGGTCGCCTCGTTCGCGCCGGGGACCAAGAGGTCGACGGTCATCGAAGAGGCGGCCAAGTCGCTCGGCATGCCGCTCGGAAATCTGAAGGAGCGCATCAAGGCGCACGACTTCAAAGGCGCGCTCACCGAGTTCGTCGGGGGCTTCGCCACCGCAACGAAGGCGGCTCAGCAGCTCACCGAGTTGCTCGACCCGCTGGAGCTCGGGTGGTCGATTCAAGACGGGCACCTGCAGGTGCTCGGAGACAAGGACACGACCAGCGCACAGGCAATCGTGCTCTCCGCCGAATCGGGGCTCGTCGGGTCGCCAGAGCTCGGCGACAAGGGGACGGTCAAGCTGCGCAGCCTGCTCCAGCCGGGCATCCGGCCGGGCCGCCGGCTTGAAGTCGCCGCCGAGGCCGTCAAGGGACTCTTCAGAGTAGAGCGCGTGGTGCACACGGGCGATACCCACGGGTCCGAGTGGTACTCGGAAGCCGAGGCGAAGCCGCTCGGAAGGGCTGCGTAGCGCATGGCACTCATCTGGTACACGCCTGTCGATGGCGAAGAGGAACAGGTACTCGAGATCGACGTCGTCGCCTCCGAGACCCATAACGGAAGCGCCGAGGTCACTGAGCACCCGGTCGAGAGCGGCGCCAACAAGACGGACCACGTCCGGCCCCGGCCGGTCGAGCTCCGCATAGAAGGCCTCGTCAGCAACGCTGCGGTGACTCCTCAGCAGTCGCTCGTCTATGACGCGGAGCGCCACGCCTTCGATGTCGAGTCGGATGGACAGGCCGATGACCGCGCGCAGGTCGCTCGCGACATCCTCGAGGGCATCCGAACTCGCGGTGACGTGGTAGCGCTCCAGCTCGGGTCTGCGGCGCAAGCGCAGGAGTCCGGCGCGAGGTTCTCAGGCCGCGGGGCAATTCGTTCTACGGCGCGTCTCTACGAGGACCTGGCGATCGTCGAGCTTTCGTTCCCTCGCGACAGGTCGACCGGCGACGCGCTGCGCTTCTCGGCGACCTTCCGGCAGATCGAGACCGCGACCAGCCAGACCGTCGACGCACCGGTGATCACGAAGACCACGCGGGCGAAGCCGCGGCAGGACGCCGGCAACCAGAACCCGAAGACCTCCAGTGCGCCCGACGCCGCAGCGGCCAAGCAGCGCGCTCAGAGCTTCATGCACGCGATGTTCGGCGACTGAGTCATGGGCGTCCTAACCATTCCGGTGCGCGCTGGCGTGCCACATCAGCGGCTCTTCGTCGAGCTCGAGGGCACGAGCTACGGTTTCGAGCTGCGCTGGAACGAGCGGGCCGGCTGCTGGGCGATCGATTTCCTCGACCGCGACGGGAGCGCGCTGCTCGCGGGAAAGCGTGTGGCGCTCGGAATCCCGCTTGCGGCTCGCGCGGCACACGACAGTGCGTTGCCACCTGGGCAACTCGTCGCGATTGATACCACCGGCAAGGGCATCGAGGCCGCGCTCGACGACCTCGGGGCCCGCGTCCAGTTGCTCTACGTCGAGTCGACCGACCTGCCATGAGCCCCAGCCGAACGCCGACGCTGAGCGAGCTGATCCGGCTCGCAATCGAGGCGCGCCTCGCCGGCGTGCACGTGTCCGTGCCCGGCCGCGTCGAGAAGTACGATGCGAGCAAGCAGCGGGCGGACATCAAGCCGCTGGTGAAGACCGCACAGGGCGAGTCGGTTCCGGTGATCACCAACGTGCCGATCATCTTCCCGGGTGGCGGCGGCTTCCGCGTCGTGTTCCCCGTCGTCAAGGGCGACACCGTGCTGCTCGTCTTCTGCGAGCGCTCGATCGACAACTGGAAGAAGCGCGGCGGCGAGGTCGACCCGATCGACACGAGGCACCACGCGCTCTCGGACGCGGTCGCCTATGTCGGCCTGCGCGCCGAGAGCGACGCCATGAAGGACGCGCCTACCGGATCGATGAAGGTCGGCAAAGACGCCGGGTCCGTCCAGGCTGAATTCAAGGACGACGAGGTCGAGATCGGCGGAGGCGGTGCTGCACCAGCGCAGTTCAAGGGCGCCGAGATCGTGCTTGCCGGCGGCAGGCTTCCCGTCGCGAGGGCCACCGACCCGCTGCAGGGAACGGCCGGGCCATATCCGATCGCCGGCGTGATCGCACCGACGGCAGGGAACCAGAAGGTCAAGGCGTGACCCGTGACGAAGGAAGAGCTTACGCAGCTCATGCTCGATACATGGGTCGCGACGGATAGGCGCCTCGGCGGGCCACTGGATGAGCAGGGCAATCCGACTCCGCTTCTGCCCGCCCAGATCGAGTCTCTCCAGGCCCAACTCGGCGCGGTGGCAGACGGCATCCTCGCTGCCATCCAGCAAGAGACCCCGTCCGCAGGAGCCCCATGGTTCTGGGAGACGTTCGTCGGGACAGGACTGACGTTCACCCTCGCGCGCGTCCCCATCTCGAACACGTTGACCGTCTACCGCAACGGTTTGCTCGAGCTTGGCTGGGCGCTGTCGGCCCGGACTCTGACTCTCGCGACCGAGCGGCTTTCCAACGATGACGATCTGCGAGTCCACTACCAGGCCATCGTGCCGCTTTGAGGTTCCAATGAGGTTGTTCGAACGATTGCCACGGATGCTCGGCATCCGCGCTCTCGCTGGCGCTGTTGCTGCGTGCGCTTTGCTCGTCGGCGGCGATGTTCAGTCAGGAAGCCTGACGACGCGACAGATGCGGACCGATGGTACGCCGACAATGGTGCCATCACCGGTCGCTACCAATGGAACGAGCGACAGCGTGGCGCGCGCCGACCACGGCCACCCCTGCCGTGCGGCGACGGCCGAACAGGATGGCTGCCTGCAGCCCGAGGACTTCGAACGTTTCGACTCGAAGCAGGCCGGGCTGGCGAATACGACGAGCACCTGGCCGATCCGCTTCGTCCAGGACTCCACCATGCTGACGCTAGCGGCCTGCGCGAGCGGGGAGATCCTGCGGACGTCGCCGGAGCTGGCCTGGTTCTGCGACGCCGACGCCGACTCGCTCGCCTCGCTCGGCACCACCTGCGCTATCGGCTACCTGCCGAAGTGGATGGGCAACGGCTGGGAGTGCGCAGCGGACAAGGACGGGCTCGGCGCGCTCTCAGCGAGCTGCCCGAACAACGGCGAGCCGGTGTTCAGCACCACCACTGGAAATTGGGGCTGCATCGACCGCGGTCACTTCGACAGCACGCCCACGGTCGGGGCCGGCAACGCGACCGTGTGGCATGCGTCGAACGACGGCGCGGGCTCGGGTCTCGATGCGGACCTGGTGGATGGGCTCGAGGTCCGCGACTACATCATGGCCCGCGGCATGAACTTGGTCGCCAACGGCTCGGGGATGATGGGGACCAACTACAACTTCACCGGGTTCGCCTTCTTCCCCCAGGACTTGGTCGCCGGTAAGGGCTCCTTCTTCTCCAACACCCTGAGCGGCTGGAAGAGCAACGACGAGCTGATATCGGTCGACCCAAGTCGCTTCTATAAGGCCTCGGCGAACGTCAAAGGGCTCCCTGTCACAACAGGCTCGCGCTTCTACATGGGCGGTGCCTTCTACGACATCGATGGGAACGTCGTTTCGCCGCAGTACCACATGCGCCGACCGGGGACCGATACCACGCTCGCGCAACCGCTCGCACCGGGCGACACGGTCGTCCACCTGACGTCGGCCGCCAACTGGTACGCCAGCGACGGCGCCACCTACTATCGCTCGCTCCAGGTGTGGGGCTACAAGAACTCGTACGGCTATCAGTATCCGCCGTACACGTACACGCGGAACATCGGCTACGACACCTGGCCCGCGGGCGGCGTCGACTACGTAGCCAACACCGTGACGCTCAATGCGCCGTGGCCCTCCTCGCGCGGGAACCCAGACGATCCGGCCGGGATCTGGCCGGCTGGGACGCCCGTGTCGAACGGCTGGGCAGGGGCGACCTACAAGTACTTCGCCGCGAACGGCATCTCTACGCCGACCGATTGGACCTTCGTCTCTGGAGTGATCGGAGGCGTCGACCTGAGCGGGACCAACCTGATGAACAAGTTCCCGCCTGGCTCCGCGTACATGCGGATCATGTTCTACGTGAACTACCAGGCTGCGGCAGGGGCGGGAACGCTCGTCAATAGCGTCTGGCTGTCGGAGGTGACCCCGGAAAACATCGCGAGCGGCTCAATCTGGACGACCGCGAACGACGGCACAGGCTCCGGCCTGGACGCGGATCTCCTCGACGGCAAAGACAGCTCGGCGTTCACCTACTACGGGGACACGAACCGGGGCATCACAATCGACGCCCACAATGCTGTCGCGCTGAACACCTGCGACGAAGGCCAGGTCCAGAAGGCCCACCCGTGGGGCTCGTGGTACTGCGCCGACGACAACGACCTCCTCGGCGGCATGAGCTGCGCCGCCGGCGACGTGCCCCAGCTCAACAACGGGGTCTGGTCCTGCTCTCAGGTTGTGCCCGCCGCCGGGGCGCTCGCGGCCGACCCGGGCGACTGCGCCGAGGGCGAGTTCGCGTCGGCCATCGACTCGCAAGGGAACCTCTCCTGTGCTCCGGTGCAGGGGCCGATGATCTCGGGCTCGGTGACGAACGCGCTCACGGCAGACGCGCTCTCCGCTGACCCGCTCGACTGCGGCTCGGGGCAGTTCGCCACCGGCATCGCGGCCAACGGCGACCTCACCTGCGGGACCGTCTCGAGCGTTTCGACCGCGGGCTCGCTGTCGGCCGACCCGACCGATTGCGCGGTCGGGAGCTTCGCCAAGGCGATTGACGCGCATGGAAACCTGACGTGCTCGACGGTGCCCGCCAGCTCGGTTACTGGGACTGTCGCTCAGGCGATGAGCGCCTATTCCGCGGTGTCCCTTATTACCGATCCTGGAGACTGCGCGGCAGGACAGTTTGCAGTGGAGATCGACTCCTACGGCGAGCTGACCTGTCAGGCCCCGCCGGTCGCCTCGGGCTCGCAGGCTGGCTACCTGTCGGCCGCGGACTACTCCTACTTCTTCGGGAAGGAGAATCCGCTCACCTTCTCGACCGGGCTCTCGCGTGTCGGGAACACTGTGAGCTGCGTATCGGCCGACGACAAGACGACAGGGTGCGTCACGACGAGCGCGCAGACCATCGCGGGGTTGAAGGATTTCCCGGACGGCATCTCGGCGTACAACGTGGCAACTGGGGAGATCGTCTCTGGCGGGGCGTTGACGCTCAGCGCGCAGAGTTCACTCGAGGCCTTCGGCAAGGGCGGGGTGGGCATTTCGTCGGACACTGGCCCGATCACCCTCTCGCCTGGCTCCGGCAATCCGCTAGTGGTCGACAGCCCAAGCCTGCAGTCCCCCGGCTCTGTCGCGCACACCTTCGTTCTCGACGTCTCCAGCTCGACGGCGGCGCAGACGATGCTCGAGATCGACAACCTCGGCGGCATCGAATCCAGCTTCGGCGCCGACCTCAACATCGCCAACGGCTCGCTCAAGGTCGGTGGAACCGAGCGCATCGACAAGGACGGCAACATCAGCGCCGCATCGCTCTCGGCCTCGAGCTGGGGCTCGCACTCGCACACCGGCTCGACGACGGGGGGCACGCTTTCGATCACGAGCGCGACCTACGGGACGCTGACCTACTCGCGCGGGGGCACCGGGACGACCGCGTCCCCGACCGCCGGCGGCGTGGCCTACGGCACCGGCTCGGCGATCCTCACGACGTCGGCCGGCTCCAGCGGCCAGGTGCTCACCAGCAACGGAACGAGTGCTCCGACGTGGCAGGACGCTACGGCCAGGAAGCTCGTGCGGACGACGACGACGCAAAGCACCTCGAGCGTGAGCGGCATCTACCCGATCTCGCTCCCGGTCACGACCAGCAGCAACTATGGCTTCCACTGCGTCCTGCTCGTGTCCGGGCAGGCGTCGTCCGGCCCGAAGGTCGGCGTCTACGCTCCGACCGGATCATCGACCGTCTACAAGGCCAACAAGTTCCTGACGTCGCGCACGACGATGGCGAGCGAGTCGGTCATCGGCGGCTCCTGGACGGCCTCGTGCTCGGCCGGCTGCACGACCGAGACGACCGCGTGGACGCTCGACGGCAACGTCACGACTGGCTCGACCTCTGGCGACATCAGGATCTACTTCGGGGCCACGGTGAACGGCCAGTACGCCTACCTCTATCCGGGAAGCTTCTGCGTCTTCTATTGAGCCTCGGCGGCAGACCGCGATTGGTGGACCATGTCCTCGCGCGACATCAAGCTCGGCATCGACGGTGACATCCTCCTCGAGGACGGGGATCTCGCGCTTGTAGGAGGCGTCGATTCCATCGCCCAGCATGTGCTCATCCGCGTGCGTCTGTTCCTCGGCGAGTGGTTTCTTGACGAGTCGAGGGGTGTTCCCTATCTGCAACGCATCTTCGTGAAGAAGGCGCGTCCCGGGCTCGTGCAGAGCCTCCTCCGCAATGCCATCGAGGGAACGCCAGGCGTGCGTGCCGTGACCGAGCTGAGCATCGCGGCCGACGCCAGAACCCGGAAGGCCGTCGCGACCTGGCGCGCGACGGTCGATGCAGGCGAGATCAGCGGTACCTCTGCCCTCGGCACGTAGCGGTCAGCGCGCTCCCAACTCCCCGACCAGCAGGCAATCCCCATGAGCTACGGCGTCACGCCGCAGGGCTTCGCGCCCATGTCGCTGCAGGACATCAAGTCCGAGCTCGAAGCCGAGTTCCGATCGCGCTTCGGCGCTGGAATCAACCTCGAGCCCGAGTCCGTGTTCGGCCAGGTTGTCGGCATCTTCTCGGAGCGCGAGGCGCTGCTCTGGGAACTCGCCCAGTCGATCTACAACGCCGACCGCCCCGACAGCGCGGCCGGTGCCTCGTTGGACACGCTGGCGGCCCTCACCGGGGCCTCCCGGCTGGCGGCTACGAAGAGCACGGTCACCGGCACTGCCGCAGGGGACGAAGGGACCGTTCTGCCCGCTGGACGCGTCGTGAGCGTCGACGGATCGGGCGCGCGGTTCGTGACCCTCGAGGAAGTGACAATCCCCGCGAGCGGATCTGTCGACGTCGCGTGCGAGGCCGAAGAATTCGGGCCGGTGCCTGCCTACGCCGGGACGCTGACCGTCATCGAGACGCCGGTGGCTGGCTGGGACTCCTTCATCAATGCGGCTGACGCGGTGGTTGGGCGCGACGTCGAGACGGACGCGTCCTTCCGCCTGCGGCGTGAGGAGCTGCTGCGCTCGCAGGGAAACTCTGCGCTCGAGGCCCTGCGCGCCGACGTGCTTGCCGTGGAAGGCGTCGAGAGTTGCACGGTGTTCGAGAACACGACATCGGAGACGGATGCAGACGGCATGCCTCCGCATTCAGTGGAGGTTCTCGTCCAGGGCGGCGACGACCATGCGATCGCAGAGGCGATCTGGAACAGCGTCGCCGGCGGCATTGCCACGCACGGCACCTCGAGCATCGTCGTTATCGACTCGCAGGGAGCCGCGCGCGAGGTGAAGTTCTCCAGGCCGACCGAGCGCCAGATCTGGGTTGCGGTCAACGGCGCCAAGGACGCTGACCGATACCCGGCCGACGGCGACGAGCAGATCAAGGCCGCGATCGCCGCGGCGGGTTTCGCGCTGCAGCTCGGCGACGACGTCGTCTCGTCCGCGCTCTACCCGGCGGTCTTCTACGTCTCCGGCGTCATCGACGTCACGAGCATCCTCATCGGCTTCGCCGCCCAGCCGAGTTCGAGCGCGACGCTCCCGATCGGCACGCGCGAGCGCGCGGTATTCGACACGGCGCGGATCACCGTCGCCATCGCATAGCCCGAGGCTTCCATGCAGCAGATCACCGACCACGCCGGCCAGGCGCTCGCGCGGCTTGTCACGCAGTTCAAGGGCAAGCCGAAGTTCGAAGCGCTCGTGCGCGCCCTCGCGTCCCGGACGCAGAAGTTCGAGGACATGCTCTGGCAGCTCGCGACGCAGCGGAGCATCGACACCGCCGTGGGCGTCCAGCTCGACACCCTCGGCAAGAAGGTCGGCCAGGCGCGCGAGGGAATGGATGACGAGACCTACCGAACGTGGATTCGGGCGCGCATCGCGCTCAACCGCTGCTCGGGCACGGTCGATGAGATCTACTCGGTCTTCCGGCTCATCCTGGCTCCGATCGGAGGAAACGGCTTCGAGCTCGAGCTGCAGTACCCAGCCGCGTTCGTCTTCCGCATCTTCGACGCGCTCGCGGCC